ACTGGTACAATAGCACCATCTTGTATTCTTATTTGTTCTACGGCTGCACTAGATACTTCTACATAGATTCCCCATCTATTATTAGTACTGTCTGACTCTATTTTATTAAGGAAGTCCAGATCACCTATACGATAGATGTTACCACCTTGAGCTGCTGTACCATCATGTCTATGTCCTGTAGACGATGCGCTGCTTGAACTATAAGCAAAGGCATTTAAAAGTTGATTATATTCGTTATTAAAAAGTGCTGCTGTGATGGTATCGCCATCTGACATAGAACTTTGTCTGGTATATGTTTGAGCCATAGTTTAATTCTCTCTTATTATTATTGTCTTCCTGATGGTCTATAGTTTATATATAATCCATTTAATGTGTATGGAGCATTTGTATCATTACTAAAAATTTTAAAGAAGTTACTATATCCGCTTCCTGTTAAAGCCTGCCTAATTAAAGGCTGTGATTGCGCACCTAATATATTCGTTCCAAAAACAGCAGTTCCAAAAAGAGAAGGCGTAGGTACTTCTGTAAGAGTAGCATCTAACGGTTGAGGAACATCGGTACTATCGTAATCATAACGTATTCTCAACGTTGGTTGTATTTCACCTTCTGGTGATATAGAAATTTTAAGATAATCTAAAGTCTTTAAAGTTCCAAAATCTCCATAATCAAAATCAGGCGATTGATACTGTGCTACTATATTAGTCTCTGTACCTGCAGGGTTAAAAGAGTTACCTGTATCGTGGTTATAAACATACCCATCTCTATCTCCGTGATATGTTTTCTCTTTACCTGAGTAGTTAAAACCAGAAGTAACAGCAGGAGCTTGTATCCCTGATGTCTCAGCCCATTCAAACCCTTCAGGTCTTAACGTACCTATAATTCCCTTTGATGAAGCAGCCGAAGCTCCGCTAGTACTATAATACATTCTATATTGCGACTTATCTCTTAATACTACACTACTAAATTCATATGTTGAATCACTACTAAGAATAGTATTAATAATAGGTTGTATAGCTTTACTTACAGTTCCAAGTTCTACGTCACCAATTCTTGCTGTACCTGCAATCGTTCTGAAACCATCAGGAGCAAGAAAGATCAAGTCACCTGCAAACTCTTGAATAGTCTTACCATCTACGCAACCTACGTTTTTAGTAACTGGTACAATAGCTATCGTACTTGAGTTATTTATATTCTGCAGTTTATATATAGAGTTCTTACAAAATATAAATAATTCATTACGGAAAGATTTTAAACCTACTACTTGGTCATCGAGTACAATACTACCAGAACCTGTTGATGTGAAATCATCTATGTCACTTGTACCACTATAATATATAGTGTTTAAAGATGTAGCTGCTCCAGCAACTACTAAATGTTTATCATGTATCACACAGTATTTAGGATAATGTGTTCCACTTACTGTAATTTCTTTAGCGAAATAAGTTCTTCCGCTTAATGCTCCAGTACCTGTCATTTTAAAATAGAAAGGTTTTACTCCAGAACCTTCATCAGTAACTATAAGCTCTCCATAGATTGTATCGCCTTCATAAGTAGTAAAGTGTGCTTTACTTTGTGAAGTTCTGGCAGATGCACTACGTCCTGTAAAAGTACTGTAGTTATCTCCGCCTCCTGCAACACTAGCTTTATTCAGTTGTAACCAACTATCGCCATCAAGACTAAAGTATATGTTTGTTCCTGAACAAGCTACTACTCCATCTGCATATACATAAAGACCTAATATATCATTACTGCTGTTTGGTCGTGTGCCATCTCCTAATTGAGAATAGCCATTAATACGTCTGTATCCACCTTTTATATCTACTTCAAAGTTTTCTAACTTTGTAGCTATTCCCGGAGTTTGTAAAAGAGATAGTGCATTTGTAGATTTATTTAAGCCTCCTCTAAGGGGAACTGAAAAGGGCTGTGAAGCTGCCATCAGAAATAAATCCTATCATCAGTCATGTTCTTCGGTTGTGGATTAATTAAATTAGACTTCATATACTTCATGCCTTTCTTATAATCATCTAGTGCAAAAGCTGCTTGCTGATTATTCTCTTTAAACTGATGTACATAGTACCTGGTTCTAGCTAAGATAACAGGAGAGTATTGGTCAGGAAGAACAATAGCATCATCATATGCTGATAAAGCGGTTGGTTTAGAATAAGCATAAAAGTGAACATTATATACTTTATCTGGTATAGGGCTAAGACCAAACTTACGATGGTCAGGGCTTCGTATAACGTATCTAGGCTCACCATAGTTCTGTGTATCTGCATCGTCTGCGTTTTCTTGATCTCTTAAATATCTTCGCCATTCGGATAAAGATATAAATTTCAATCCTCTAGAAACATAAGGGGCTGATTCTCCTGATACACTTATTGTCGTAATGTAAAAATCATCCCAATCTATTGAAGCATAATCAGTAGTTATACTAGAGCTTCCTGATTTAAGCGTATACCATCGAGTTCCTGCTACAGATGCTACGGTTACGTTACCATAAAAAGGATCTGTACCACCACTAGCTGCAGCAGCAAAGAAGGGTAACTGAGGTTCTTCGTTTGCAATATCATTCAAAGATCTATTAATAGATTCTTTAACAAACGCCTGTATTCCTACAGCGCCTGAAAAGTTTGATGATGTTAATTGAACTTCGTTGAGTTCTCGTAGAGTCTCGTTAGCTAATGTTAGATATGTAGTTGCCATTATTTCTTATCTGATTTAACATCTTGTCTATTATCTGAATGACGATTTTGTTTATCCTCAGAATTTTGATAATAGCCTTCCATATCTGTAATATCTTTATACTTAACTTGTTTACCGTATCCTAACTCAGGCATTGTCTCTGCTCCTTTTCTTACCAAATATACGATCATAATTATCAAGATAGTTCTGTTTTGCTTCTCCAGAATATGCTTGACCTAATAATCCTAAGACTCTAGTACTTTTTTGTTTCTTAGAGCCATTTAGGATCATAGGATTTTTGTCATTGCCTAGTTGTGGCATTATTAACTAGCTTGAGTTGTTGTAATACCGTCTTGTACTTTACATTGACCATCTAGATACCAGTTAGTACCGTCAGACCACACATGTACATAATCTCCATGAACGGCTTTACTAGCCACTAATGAAATAGTATCTGCGTCTGTAACTGTAGCTACATCACCTGCTGCATCTTCAGGAGAAGATACGTTACCTACAATAATGTTAGCACTTGATGCTGTGACTATTGTATGTGAACTTGTAGGCTCTGTTGCTCCAACATAAAACCAATACTCTAATCCTGCTGCTGGAGAAGGAAGAGTTTGGATTCTAGCTGTAGCTGTGTTCATTACGAAACGAGTACCCGATTCTGCTGCTGTAATTGTGTTAGCTGCGGTTATTGCTTCTGTATCTGAGGGTTTTTGTACTTTAGTAGCAAGCGTACGGACATCTACTGTTCTAGCTGAGTTCCGTCCTGTATCTCTTATATTGACTGCTGCCATTTTATTTACCTCTGTTTAAATTGTTTAGTGAATGTTAGAAAGAAAAGGGGGTTTTTACGCCCCCGAATCTGTTTCAGTATTAGTCGATACCGTAGAAAGCTGAAACTAATGCGCCTGCGCGTAGTACTTTAGCTCCATAAACATGAAGACCTCGTACTATATCGCCAAAGCTATCAGGATCTCGCAATACTTCAGTACTTGTAATAGTCTGAGCTGTCGCTGTAGAACTCATATGACCAGCAATACATTTACCAGCAGCATTAGATGTGCTTGCAATGTTATTTGACTTGTACATACTGAATCCACGCAACTTACCAGAAGTTACTAGACCGTTTCTGATTGAACCTTGACCTGCGTTGTAATCAACAGATAAAAGTTTCGATGCTGTTTTAGACAGAACTTCGTAGAAATCCGGAGATGCTACGAACCAACGTCCTTCTTCAGGGATATTTTGATCGTCAAGAAGACGAGCCATATGCCCTAGAACATCAATAGGATCATGTTCAGATGATCCAAAACCTATATCAAGATTACCTGTTCCGTCAAATGTTCCTTCTGCTAGATCAGTAGCACTATCAGAACCCAACACATGGTTAGGGCTTGATGCAGAAACACCTGAGAACATAGTAGCAAGAACGCCCTCATCAAAAGCATCTTTAAGAGAATACGCTGCTGAAGATGCTGCAACTTCACGCCAATTCACGTGAGACATGTTACTTTCAATGTCATCCACTTTGAATTTAAATGCGTTAGCTGTATCTACAACAAGAGTAAGCTCTTGGTCGGTTAGCTTAGTTTGAGTTACGTCAGCACCACGTTCATATTGGTACACAGTAATTTCAGGTTCTTTAATAATCTTTACAGAATCTCCGTAAGCGGTCAGTTCACCAGCATAATCTGTGTTGGTGATCGCTTCTATCACTGAAGCCTTTCTAAAGAAGTTTAGAACCTTTTTAGAGTAGACTGCAGGGAGGAAAAACGAATTATTTTGACCACTAACGGAGTTCGCAAAGTTGGCATCAGTATCTGTGCTTGGCTCAAAATACTGGTCTGATTGATTATATGCCATTTTGTTTACTCCTTAAAAGTTAAAATTAAAAGTTATTGTTTTACTACTCTGC